ACAAGGCAAAGTGGAACCCCAGCAACTGCACTAAGAATTGACCAAAGTGGAAATGTAACTGTAGGTGGAAGTTCTGCAGCAGCAAATACACTCCATGTTCAGGGAACTGGAATAACAATGTCTGAAGGTGATAGGGATAGATGTAGTTTACACCCTACCAATAGCGATGCTACAGATGGTGGTATGATATTCAAAATTAGAGAAAGTTCATCCCCAGTTGAAAAGATGAGGATTCATACTAACGGAAATGTTGGTATTGGTCAAGATGACCCAAGTGCTGGAAAATTAGAAATCAGAACAACAGCTAATGGTGAAAGAGCTTTAGAGCTTTTACATACTGATTCAACTGTGAATGACCAAGACGAAATTATGAGATGTAGATTCTCTGGAACTGGCGACCCAACTGGTGGAAGATTTATTGCTTTTGAAGATAGTCAGGCAAGGATGGGGATGATTGAAGCATTAAATGGCACTAATGTTGCATATACAGTGGGAACTTCAGATATAAACACTAAGAAAAATTTAGAAGAATGGGATGAAAATGTTCTTGATTATTTTAAAGCATTAAAGCCAAAAAGATTTCACTATAAAAGGCAAGAAGATTCAGTAGAAAAAAACAAAGGATATATTGCACAAGATTTAAAAGATGCTTTTCCAGAAGCGTATCCAGTAAGCACTTACAAAGAAGAAGATGGAGATAAACAATATTATGGATTTAATCCATCTGGAATGGTGATTTACTTAATGAAAGCAGTTCAAGAGCTATCAGCAAAAGTTACAGAATTAGAAAATAAATTAGGAGATTAAAATGGCGGCAAAATGGAAAATTGATGACTTGCAATATTACTTATCAAAAGAAAGTAAAAACAAGGTTGTTTATAAAGTAAAATACAGTGTATCAGACTCTAAAGTAGCAGAGGATAAAACTTACTCTGCTAATTTAGGTGGCTCTATTATTTTAGAGACAGATGTGGTAGAAGCTGCAGAGGCAAAAGATGCAGTATTGTACACAGATAAAGATACCCTACTTGCTGATAAAGCAGTAAAGGTAGGCGACATTAAAACACCAGCTGTAAAAGCAGTAAAAGCTAAAGACCCTTGGGCTAGTGTAGATTTTGTTGAGTATGATAAATTAACAGAAGATGTAGTTATTGGGTGGGTAAAGACTGAATTAGGTGAAGATATAGTAAAGGTCAAAGAAGATACCATTGCAGCTAAAATTGATGAAGAAGAGAACCCACCTGCTGCTACAGAAGGCAATGGTGTGCCTTGGTAAAAAATAATTGTGAATGCTGTTGTTGCTGTAGTTGCAAAGATGAATGAGACTATTAAAAGTTTTTTTAGAAGAACTGGTAAGTTTTACAATGGTGTTATTGTTGCTTTGCTGTTTGTTTGTGTATTCGCTTGGGCTTGCAATGATATTTATTTTGGAAAAAGCCACAGGGAGATTGAAGAAGAATTAATGCGCTCTATCTTTGAGGTAGACTCGTTAATAATGGACATAAAGATAACGCTAGGAGATTCTAGCATAATACAAAAATAGGAGTATAAAATGGCAAACAAAGAAAACAAAGCTGTTTTAAAAATAGACGATAACGAATATCTGGTTGAAGACATGACCAATGAACAGAAAGCATTGTATAATCATTTAGCTGACATTACAAGAAAGATAGAGACCATGTCTTTTAACTTAGAGCAATTACAATTCGGAAAGGGAGCTTTCGTCAACGCTCTTAAAGAATCCTTATCAAAGAAGAAAGAAGAAAAGTAAATGTTAGAAACTTATGCTGAATACGGAGCAATGGGTGTGGTCATAGTTTTGTTTGGCTATATGGTGTTAAATCTAATGTCAAGCCAGAAAGCGCAGAACGAAGACTTAGATGATATTAGACAGGCTAACGCAAAGCTAGAAACAAAGATGGGAAATGTGGAAAGCATAGTTTTAAAAATGTTGGACCGCTGGAACAAGTCGGATGAGACAAGTCAAAGGCACAGAGAAGCGATAGTATCAGAGTTAAATGATGTGACCGATGACTTGTCTTATATAAAGGGAAGGATGAATGGTAAAGGATGATGAGTGACACCCTAAAAGCAGTAGGCAACGGGACAATAGGAGTAAGTGTTTGGTGGGTAAATCTGCCAATGATAATACAGACAATGGTATCGGTGGCAACATTGATATACATTATAATTAAAATAACAAAAGAGGTTAAAGGAGCATAAAATGCCATATCATACTAAAAAGAAGAAAATGGGTCACGGCGGTAAGGTCAAAAAGAAAATGGGCGGTGGCATGGTAAAGAAAAAGATGATGAAGGGTGGAATGGTCAAGAAGAAAAAAACTATGAGAAAGAAGAAGTAAAATGAATTTAAAAGAAATGTTAATAGAAGCTGCTGAATTGCAAGCTGACGCAATCAAGAATAAAATGGTAGACCAGCTTGGCTCCGATGATATGGCTCAGAAGATAGCTACCAAGATTAACGAAAAGATTGACATACCTTTTGTGTCAGAAGAAAAAGAACAGATATTCTTTGAAAAGTGCGTTGATATTGTTACTGACTTACTAGAAGGTATTATCAAGGGAAAGTAATGCCGAGGTTCAGCAAAAGAAGTTTAGGTAGATTGGAGACTTGCGATGAGCGATTACAGGAACTATTTAAAGAAGTTGTTAAGGGATTCGACTGCACCATCATTGAAGGTCATAGGGGTGAGGAAAGACAGAACGAAGCATACAGAAAAGGGAACAGCAAAGTTAAGTACCCAAATGGAAAGCACAATAAATTACCTAGCATTGCTGTCGATGTTGCTCCTTATCCTATTGACTGGTCTGACCGTGATAGGTTTCACTATTTTGGCGGATATGTTATAGGTATTGCACAACAGATGGGATTAAACATTCGCTGGGGTGGAGACTGGGACCAAGACACAAAGACTAAAGATAATCGTTTTGATGACCTCGTACACTTTGAGATTAAGGAATAATGCCAAAGCAGTTTTACAAACTTAATGACTTTAGTGGCGGTATTAATAAACTTAGGGATGCAAGAGATATTGCCCCTAACGAACTCGTTCAAGCAGACAATATACAGCTAGACAGAGTTGGTAAAGTAAGAACCTCATTAGATATAAAAAGCGGTGGAAGCGGGATTGTAGGTCAAGGCTCTGTTTACCCCGGTGGAGGGCTTTACTACTTTGAGTCTGATAGAGAGGGAAGCGCCAATGCAAGAGATTCTGGAGAGACGTGGACAATAGATGTAGACGCACTAACAGGAGAAGTAAACTTATCTGGCTCTCTGTCTGGGAGTCAGAATGCTGTAGCTGACTTAGGAAACCCTACTAAAATGACCACACCAGCAGGAACTGTCAGTCTTAATGGTTTTAATCACACTAGCGCAATATTACCATATAAAGATTACTTTTCAGCGGGTGATTACTTATCAGTAACTAATCTTGATAATGTCAACATAAACGGAGTATCTACTGATGTTAACAATAGGATTATAAAGGTAAGTAGCGTTAGCTCTGGCATTGCTCTAAATACTTTTCAAATACATGGCAGTTCAGCTGGACAAGCCCCGGTTTATCAAAAATTAATTAGAGGCGTGTTCTTTTCAGCCGATGACACAGTGCGTATAGCTGATGGGTCTTTATCTACTGGAACAAAAAGGAAGCAAAGAGGCTACATAAAACAAACTCATTTTAAAGACGCTGGGGACGCTAAAGATGAGTATGATAATTGGTTCTCTAATGACTGTGATTTATCTCCTCCTACAGATATTGTTATTCACGCTTCTAGCTACCCATCAGCTGGTGCTGGTTTTCACCTAAACATTGATACTCCTGCAACAACAGGCTCTATAGTAGGTCAATTTGCTGCTAAAACATACCAGATTGCAGGTTCTTTTATTTACAGAGGAGACCAAGAATCAAAACTATATGTTCCTTCTTCTGCTAATGAATTTACTACCGCTTCTGGTGACTACATAGATGTTGATGTTAATGCTTCACCTGCTTATGATGAAAGGATTACAGGCGCTAGAATATATATAAAACCTAGTGGAACAAACGAACCTTGGTCCTTATTATTAGATATAGATTTAAGAGATGGATGTAGAACAGGATTGGACGATGTACATAAGCCTTGGGCTATCGGAAGTGGGGCAACAGAAGCTGGATGTGATACGTTAATATTAACATCTGAAAACCTAGAAACATACACAATCTTAAATGGATTCTCTCCCAGTGAGTTCTCTATAACGCTATCTGAAAATGGTGAAAACTACAAGGATGCCGTCATAGCGAACAGAAGGGTTTTTGTTTGTAATGTATCCATGCTAGATGAAAATGCACCATCTTTTACTGATAATACCTGTGATTATAACAACGACCCAACAATTACGATGGATAGCACGTCTAACATAAAGGTTGGCATGAGTGTTTCTGGTACAGGCATACCTACTGGAGCAACGGTAATAGAAGTTACGAGCGCTACTACGTTTGAGTTGTCAGCGTCTACTACTGGAGGTTCTGTTACAAATGGGACTCTTACTTTTAGTAATATAGTTAAAAGGATGAGGGACAGAATAATGTTTACTCCTCCTAATAAGTTTGAAACATTTCCACGCAGTTTTTTTATTGATGTGGTTAGGGGTGATTCTGATGAATACACAGCTTTAGCTACTTATGGTGATAGGCTTTTTGCATACAAACAATACACTCTTTATATAATAAACGTAGGCTCACCATCCCCTTCTAACTGGTTTTTAGAATCAACAGAAAGAAAAAAGGGCGTGACAGATAAAGCCTGTGTTTACTCTAGTGATGATGGAATTTTTTGGGCGAATAAATACGGTGCTTTTGTTTTTGATGGTTCAAGGATAGTAAACCTTCTTGATGGAAAACTAACAGAAGATGACTTTTCTTCAATAGAGCACGTTGTTTATGATAGCTCTACTCGTTCTATGTATTGCTTTCCAAAAATTCTCTCACAGGGGAGTGAGGTAATAAGTGGTGCTACAAGTGGGATAGCTGATGCGTTTGTATATAATTTTAACGCTAAGGCGTGGAGCAAGGTTGCATACGGAGTTGGTAGTTACCATGATTTTGTGCTTAGTAATTTTGTTCAGCCTTCGGGTGGGCTATTGTCTGTTAAAAGAAAATCAGCCCTTACTTCATCAAGCACAATAAGAACTGAAGGTTTTAATCAAAATACACCTAGCTCAAGAAACACTGGCAAAATAGTTATGATAACCAAAGATATTGACTTTGGTGAGCCCGGAAGAATTAAAAAAGTATATAGTGTAAGAATGACGTACAAAAGCTCTGCTGCGCAAACTCAGCCTGTTTTGTTTGCTACTAACGGTGGGTCTACTTTTACCGCTTTAACAGGTAATTTTGCTAGTACAAGTTCTTTTGATGTGTTAGTTGCTACACCTAGTTCGCCTATAGAATGCCAAAGTATACAATTAAAAATTACAAATGCTTCAGCTTCTGGCACTATAGAGATAAACGACATATCTATTGAATACAGAAACATTTATAAGAGAGCGACATGAGCCTAACCGATACTAGACTTAGAAGATTAGAGCAAACCAAGCGTACTGAGGTGGCGCCATCTAGACAACAACCATCTATAAGTGAGATGGCAGATGGGGACGAAAGGCTAGTGCTTGCAGGTGGTAATAAATTAAGGATTTATAGAAAAGCATTTGGTAAATTATTCTATATAGAATTTGAAAGTATAAGAGGTACTTGATATGGCAAACAGTTTAATGGAACTATACGGCGGCGGAATGACAGGTAGACCTACTAACTATCAATTAGGTGGTAGAATCGCTCGTTCTAACCTAGAAAGAGCCGTGTCTAGAGAGACTAGGGCTTTACAAGAAGCGCAAGAAGAGGCGGCTAAGAAAAAACAAAAAGCCAGTGCTTTAGGTCAGATAGGTTCAATAGCTGGTGGTGCTATAGGTTCTATTTTTGGACCTGTAGGGACAGGAATTGGGGCTGCTCTTGGTAGCCAGCTAGGGCAAAGCACATATCAAGGTACAGATGTTGGTGAAGGGCGCTTTCTAACTCAAGACAGGCAAGCGGTACAGGAAGGTGTTGATGAGTTTAAAGAAGGTATGTTAGGAAGGTCTGCTATAGCTGGACTTCAAGCTGCTATTATGCCAGAATTTTACAAAGGAGTTGGAAAGTTCGCTGGCGACTTAGCAGGTGGCATAGCTGATAAAGGGTTAGGATTTCTTCGTGGTAGATTTCAAACACCAGTAGGGGACTTAACAAAAGGCAGTGAAATATTTATGAAAGATGCGACAGCTGCAGGGGTAAACCCTTTTCAAGATGCTATAAATCAACTTCAATCTGCGACCTCATCCGTAAGTGGTCCTCCTGCCAACCCCTTTACAAAAAGCGTAATAGACTCTGCGGCAAACCAAGGTGAGATGAGCTTTGGACAAGCGTTTAGACAGGCTTTAGATGAAGGTGGATTGGGAAGCACATTCACATTTCAGGGTAATCCATATCTTGTAGAATTTGCTGATAGAGATATGGGTGCGATGTCCAGCAGAAGAGGTGGCGGTCTAATAAATATGATGCAAGAATTTCAAGTTGGAGGATTAGTAGAAGAAGAGCCTAGTCCTTTTGGTAATCCACCAGTATTACCTACCCTGCCTAGCGGTATGGGTCCAATGCCCGTTACACCAACCGGAGGAGGCGTTGGCACTTTTGACGAACAAGGTGGGGCTGGTAGTTTAGGATTAATGCAAACACCAGCGAATACAACCGCAACCACTACCACAACAACTGGTAGAGTTGGAGCGGGTTCAATCGCTGATACATTTGACCAGATAGGTGGAGGCACATCTCTATCTGCTGGTGTTGGAACAGGTGATATGAGAAATGTAGTAGTATCTGGAGGTATGAGCGGATTAGAGAAGCAAGAAGGCTCAGGCAGCGTTACGCAAGGTGGAGGTTCTGTAAGCGATGGAACACTCGTAAGAAGTGGAGTCGATAGGGTTGTAGACCCGGGAGATGTTCAGTTTGATGCGACAGATGATAGTGTCGGAGGACCAGCTCTACTTTCCCAAAGAGAAATACAGGGAATAGGCGGCATAGGTCCCGGTAGTTTAGGTCAAGTAGGTGGATATGGGACTGCGATTGGAGCACAGTCTGCCCTTAGCCAGTTAGGAATGCAAGATATAGCAAACGACCCAAGATTGCAGCAATATCTTAGCGAGCTACCGCAGTTTAGTCAAGGTTATAGACAGCAGTTTCAAGACATTCAAAGAGGGGCTAGGCAAAACCTAGCAGACTTATACGCACAGCAAAGAATGGGCGGAACAGGTCTTGGAATAGGCACTGGAGGACAGCAGTTTCAACAACAATTATCTGGTCTAGCAGGTGACGTTGCGCAAAGAAGACGTGGTGTGGTAGAAGGTTTCCAGTCTGACTTACTTAGCGCAATAGGAGATATTGAAAGAGCGGGTCAATTTGAGTTTGGCTCAGTATAAAGTAGAGGATTACAATGGCAAACGGTAATGTAGAACAATTAGCAAATTTCTTAGGTCAACTTCCTCAGTTGGTAGATAGCAGAAGGAGGTTGCAATTACAACAAGAGAGATTAGATTTCAGTAGAGAACAAGCAGAGCAAGACAGGCTTTTTCAGCAAGAAAGAATTAATTTAGCACGACAGGGAGCTGAAGAGGACCGTCTTTACAGACAGGGAATTGCAGACAGAAATAATAAAAGCTTGCAAATACAAGAGTTTAACCAAGTCTATAACAATGCTACCGATGACGTAAAAAGGCTTTTGATAAAAAATCACCCTCTTATTAAAAACAACCCAGAACTTGTAAATACTTTTCAAGAAAATTTTGATAGAGAAGATAGTTTACAAGAAAGAATTTACGAGCTAAACTCTTTAGAGCCGTCAGCCAGACAGGATGCCATTAAAAACTTGTACAAAGAAAAAGGTTTAAGTTCAGCTAATTACACTACTTTAAAAAATATAGAAAAGTCAACGATGGATGAGGTTACCTTTACTCGTGCAGAAGAACTACAGACCTCTTTTGGGAGTGAAATACAAGAATTAGAAACTATACTTAAGAATCCAATGGCGACCTACAATCAGATACCAGCCAGTAGCGGTACTACGCTACAGCAATATCTTAACAATATACAACAACAATTAAACACAGTCAGAGCTGGCGCAAGAAAAGAATATGAAGAAAGCTTTGGTGCTTACCCAAAAGTAGAAGACATAAGAGATGCAGATTTAGACAGTATATTAAGAGACACTGGTGTTGATACAGATAATTTAGAAGATTTGGAAAAAGGTATAGACAGTGAAATAACCGCCCCACCTGCAGAAACAGCTGAAGACAAACCGAGCCCAAAGGTTGGCACTAGCTTTGTAAAAGACGATGAAGCTAACAAGCGATTAGAAGGTCAGTTTGGCTCTTATGAGACAAGATTTAACATATTTCCCGGTGTGCCCGGCGCTATAAGCCCTCTTGAAGCTGCTAGGATGGATGAGAGATTTGAGGACAGACGACCACCAATTAGGAGAAATCTTAGTAGAGAAGAGTTTAAAGCTATGAAAGGCTTTGAGGCAGAAACAGACAGGTTATACGGGGAAATGGCACAGCGTGCAAATTACCAAGCGGACCCAGAAGAGATAAATACACCTGAGTACGCAAACGCAGCAGAAAATTTTCGTAAATTAATTTTGGATGGTGTGGATTACTACAAGACAATAGACCCTAGTACTTTAGCAGGTAAGAATCTAAGAAAGAGCTTGAAAAAACAAATAGAAAAATATACAAGAATTGCTAAAAGTGCCTACGACAGAGAAGGTAGGATACGCTCTAGAAACAACCCATTTAAGGGTGACACTAACCTCATAAATGATTTAGAAAAAATTAACTTATAGATATATGTCAGACCGTGCATCAAGAAAACTTGAGATTCTAAATCTGTATGGTCAACTTCCCGGTGGTCAAACAGAAAAAGAATCTAAGCTTTACGGCTTTATACCGGGTGAATGGCTACCTAACTGGGTAAAGCAAGGCTACAATCAAAGCATAGAAGGTATGGCTAGAGAGGTAAGTCGGGGTAAAAAAGTATTTGACGTAGACCGTGACTATGACCCTAATATGTTGGAGGACATTGCTTCCACTGTTATAAGTTTTGCCACACCTGTGGACTTTGCAACTTTAGCCATAGGCGGTGGGTTAGGTGGCGCAGCTGTAAAAAAACTAGCAGTCAATCAACTTGTAAAATCCGGTGCCAGAAAAGAACTAGCAGTAAGAGCTGTTAATATAGGCAGTCAAAGAATATTAAATCAAGCCAGAGCAAAATCATTAACAGGTGGTACTGCCCTTGGATTTTATTCAGGTTTACAATCATCGCTAGGTCAAAAAGTGACTACAGACGATGTTGACATCGTAAGAACATTAAAAGACAGTGTAAGTGGTGGTGCTCTCGGTGCATTGACTGGAGGTGTAGGTGCTAAAGTTCAACAAGCAGCAGCAAGGAAAGGGCTTACAAAGTATCAATCTTTTGGCGCAGAAAAGACAGTAGAAACAGGTGTCTTTGGCACTGCATCTCCTTTACTAGAAGGAGAGCTTCCCTCTGCAGAATCTTATATACACGCTGCTGGTGTCATTGGTGGTTTAACTTTAAAAAGAGCTATCGTTAAGAAAACAATAGAAGTTCCTAGCAGAATCACTAATAGAGCAAAATCAGAAGAGCAACTAAGAATAGCAGCAGAGCAAGAAGCAAAAACGTCTGCAAGGAATAGAGTTGCGCAAGAAACTTGGCAAGATAACGCTGGTCAAAAAACAGTGAGAATATTAACAGACTGGACAGGTAAAGAAAGAAAACAGCCAATGTTTAAGGTTGAAGATGTTAGCAATAACAAGACTTTTAATATCCCAAAGAAAGAGTTCTTTAAAAATTACACCAGAGAGACTGACAGGTTCGGTGTAAATATTCCGACTGCTATGAGAAAAAGAAGTTTTGTCTTAAAAAAAGAATTAAACCTCTCTGATTTAGATTTCAAGCAAGCTATAGACAAGGCAGCCTTTGGTAGGGACAGCAATAAATCTTTTGATTTGATAGAGAAAAAAGGTGGCTTTAGGTCTAATTATCAAAAGCTTAGTAGAGCTGGAAAATACAGATTACTAGAAGATTTGCGCAGAAGAAAAGCGACTAATGATATACTGAAGCGTTACAAGAAAGATGCAATAGAAGTACCAGAGGTTTCAGCAAAATCTCTAGTGCAAAAAGTCTTACCTACTCCAATCTATGAGGCTTTCTTAGGGGTTAAAAAAGAAATAATTCCGACTAAGTATAGACTTACTCACCCTATAGCTGTCACCGGGCGTAGACTTATTGAAAATATGAACTCTAGAAATGCTACTTTATTTTCTAGGCTTGCAACAGAACTTAACAATGCTCCATTTACGACACCTGATGGAAAACAGTTTAACTTAAATCAGGTGACTGGAAGTTTTTTAAAAGCAGGTAGGAATAAAAAAATTAGAGAACAGCTAGGGAGAGACTTGGAATCAACAGATGCTGGAGCTGTAAAGAGAACAGAAAATATTAGAAAAGTTCTTTATAAAACTTGGGGTATATCTGAAAAGTCTGGGTTAGACCTAGCTCCTTTTGTGCAAAATTATTTTCCAAGAGTTATGAAGCCAAAGATAATGAAAGCCCTTTATACCGACATAGACAAGATAGCAACATTAGACCCTCGCACATTGTCATCTGACTTAATACGAAAACCCGGATTTGAGCAGAACCTTAGGGATTTTATGAGAGAAGGGTTTTCGCCTGAGACAGTAAAAATATTAGAGAGTATGCGTCAGTCTATTATACAAGAAAGAGCTAGGGCTAATAGAGGGCAAAGTATTAATGTTGGTTTTTCGCAGGCTTTTGAAAGGCTTAGGAATAACGTGATTAGTGAAAGAGTAGTGCTAAATAAAAACCTCGAAAGAAAGAGAAAAGAAAAAGAATTACCAAAAGAAGTTCGTGACCAGATATATGAAAAGGATGCAGGTTTAGTGTTAATGAATTACATTGCACAGGCTACCAAGAGGGTTGCTTACGCTGAAAACGTAGGTAAAGACGGAAGGGTTATGTTTGATAAAATAAAAAGCTTGCAGGCTCTTAAACTGGGAGAGCAAGCAGATATTTTGCAAAGGGCTTTTGATACGTACACAGGTTTAATAGAGCTAAATCCAAAATATAATTATAATCTCAAAGCAAAGAACATATTAAACGACTTGGTTAACTTTCAAGTAGCTACCAAAATAGGTCTTGGATTTGCTACCATTCCAAACGTTACGCAAACTTTTATTTCTACCGCTCTGAAGTTAGGATACAGTCCTTTTTTCAAGGGTACATACTATGCAATAACAAATAAAAAATATAGAGATGCAATTAAAAAGAACTCAGGGGCAGGTACTTTAGAGTTACACGAAATGATAGCAGGATTTCAACCACAAAATCAATCTAAGTTAGGGTTAATGGCTGATAAATTAACAGCCGTAACACAGTTCCAAAGGATTAATAGAATTAATAAGTTAGTATCTGCGTATACATCTTTAGAGGCAGTTAAGACGTGGCAAAAATCTGCTCAAATAAAGCCAAAGACATTGAGGCAGGCACGTAGAAGAGACTTTGCTATTAGAAATCTAAGAGAGTTAGGCATCACAGATTTTAATCAAAAGATTACACCTAAGAATGTTGCAAAAGCTATGTATGAATTTTCTTCAAGTACACAATTACAGAAGAATGTTTTTTTAGAACCTAATTTTTTTAACAACCCTAAGTTTCAACCGTTTATATTATTTAAAAGGTTTGGATACAGACAAGCAGAAATGCTTTCAAGATGGGTCAATCAGGCTATAAAAGATAAGGACCTAACTTTCTTTTTAAGATTAGGAGCTGCAGGCTTATTTGGTGGTGCGTTTGTAAACTGGTCAAAAGCCACATACTCTAATGCGCTTTCAGGAGAAGATATATACGATGACAACTACAGACTAAACGCTGATGGGCAAGGAGAGTACACGCTAAAAGATTTCCGTGAAGCAATAGGTGCTGTTGGCGCATTTGGTATTGTGTCTGATATTGTGTCATCTGAGAGCCCTTGGAGGTCTGTAGAGTTTTTAGCAAAACCAGCAATAATACAGGATTCATTTAAAATGTACTCTGCTATGCAAAGGATTGGAAACGACATGATAGAGCTTGGTCCTAATTCTATTACATTAAGGCGTTCAGCTAAATACTTAGCACCTATATTTGGAACGCAAGTCAGTCGGGCGGCAAGAAGGTTGGAGACTCCTAAGCAAAGAAGCGACAGGAGAAGAAGTTTTTTGTCAGTAACCAAGAAAAAAATATTTGATTTCATGTTAGCAGACCAAGACGATTCTGCAAAGAGAGTTATAAATGAGTGGAACAATGCTTTCCCAGAAAGACCGTTGACTATGGGAGATATTGGACCTGAAGAAATTAACAAATATTTAATGAGAAAGTATAACAGGCTTGAGGAAGAGACTAAAGACCCGTTGATGGATTTTTAATAATAAGTGACTTTCATCCTGTGCATCTTGCTAGGATTTAAAGCGTAGTATTCATTCTTCTTTTGCTTTTTAAATTTAGCCTGCTCTTTCTTTTCCATTTCAAGCCAACACTTTTCTAGTGAATCTACTCTTGTTTCATAACCTGTTATCATTCCACAATGTAAATAGTTTGTAGAATTATAGCTGTCTGTCATAGGATTCCAATTAGATTCTCCGCACATTGCGCACTTAGAATCTATCAAAGGGCATTTTATGAACAATGTTTTACTTTCTGTATTTTTTTGTAAACTTGTAGACAAAAACACCCCCTAATTTAGCTTATATGACGATAAAAATAATATTTTGATACAATATATAGCTGTAGGGGATAATGCGAAATTACCCCCGTTACAGCCTTTATTCAAGCTTTTTCTAAAAAGGGTCGTCATTACTCTTTTTATTGCCGAATTTCTCTGATGGTTCCTTAAAACTCATGTAAAAATACTCATCACCCTTCTGAGTTTTCTTTCTCCACATAGCGAACTCCATCAAACTATCTCCAACCTTACCCTTTCCTGTAAAATCAGGTTGGTTGTCACCGCTTTTCTTTCCGTTAAAAAATACCGTAGCAGTATTTGGTTTATGTTCAAATGCCATTCTTGGCTCCTTTCGTTTGTTAATTTTTAGCGGGCTACTTTTCACACCACAGATTGTTCAAAGTCTTAGTTAGCGCCAACCAACTTTTTCTTTTGCTAATCTTTCCCGCTAAATCCTTTCTTTAATAAGCGACACTAAGAACAGGTAGTGCTCTAGTGGGACCACCATAAATGGTGCGCCTCTATCCTCTCGTATCACCACGCCCATTTCTTCTTTCTCTGGTTTTACCCAAGTCGCAATAGACTTTCTTCTCTTGCATCCGTAGTAGTTACCTTCAATCTCTATGTCACCCATCTCATGTTGCGCTCCACCTCTGTCTCGATTGAAAGCCTCTAGATTAAATTCTTTAGCTAGATTTACTGCTTGCCTTTGTAGCTCTGCTCCTCTTTGACGGTTTCTTCTTCCCCGTCTCTGATTCTCTTTTTTCTTGGTCTTCTTGTAAGTATTTTGTGAATTTTTCGACATCGCCATTCCATATTATATAGTTTTCTAAAAGGGTCCTTACCATCCGCAGTTCTTGACCTAAGCCATACACCCTTTCAAACAAGTGTGTAATCTGCTTGTCTCTGTCTTTATTATTGGTCTTGTGTTTATTCTTCAAAGTATCTCCAACTTAATTTTTTTATCTACTTTTATACAATCTGGGCAAATTTTAAAAAGTGTTTTAGATTGTGAAATGTATGCGTAACCACAATCTCTGCATTTATACTCCCATTCTTTTCTATCATCCTCTGACTCAAATATAAATTTAGGATTTAGTAGTTCTTCAACTGGTAGTAAGATTAGACTAGAGCTAAAGTTATCTCCACCTTTAATATCTCTTTGTGGGTGTCTCAAGTATTTACGACACATCTTTTTAAAAACCTCTGTCTTTACGAAGATAGCTACGTTCTCATTTTGCTTTTCATCTACAAGTACGTATGCAATATACTTAGCTTCTGTAACAGAGATACCACTTGGCTTTCCATTATTGCTGTACTCTACAGCTATATTACCCGTGTCCCAAGCTTTGTAATCTTTTTTGAACTCTACAGTCTCTAACATTTCTGCCCATTTATTTTCGGACAGCTTACCCTCCAAAAGGTTTACATCAAACCGGTAGTCTGCACCTCCCTCGTCTCTTACCTGTTTGGTAATATCTTTTAGCTGTCCTTGATTTAAGATGACTTTAATCGCTTTCATTAGTAGCCAGTGGGTTGGGACTTATTGCTTCTGAAGAACCAGAGCCAGACTCTTTGTACAAATCTAACTCTACGTTGAAACCTAATCGTTCTGCTTTTTTCGTTACCCATTCCACAAAATCCCTGACATCCGCATCTGTCATGTCATCTGTTGGCTTTATCTTTAGTTTGTTCCAGTGTATCAAAACGGAACCTCCTCTATTTTCTTTTTAAGTATCGCTACTGGATAGCTTACGTTTGTGCCTTCTTTATTTATAAAGTTCTTATAGCTTATTGCTATTATTACTTCTATGTTATTAAGCATACTTAACTGCAGGTATGGAAGCGATACCTTACCTCCAGTCTCTTTCTGTATACCTAAGGTCTGGCAGAACTTTGCAAAGCCCCAGTTTCGGTTTGGCTTGAATTGATAGCCTTGTGCTTCTTTATATCTAAAGAGACCGCTATCTTTTATCTCTGTTCCTTCGTAATCTGATTGTATTATACGATATATTGGTTTGAATACATCAGCTATGAATCCCCCGCAACGCATATCCTTCATAACTTCTATGTCGCATATCATAGCTTTGTATTCACCGGCGGGAATGCGAGAGCTCGCACTATCCCCAGTTGGTATGTAGTAGGAGTTACCGGACATTTACTTATAGGATTTTCTTATCTGTTGCATCTTATCTAAAGATGCCTGAAGATTATCCATTGTAATCTTGCCATCGGCTAACGCTTTTAAGACTTTATCTGAATCCTCTTGCTTGAGACCATCCATATCTAAATGAACCATCGCCTCTACAAACTTCTTGGTCCCCTCCTGTTCTGTCTCTAAGACTCTCTTGCATTGCTCTTTGTCCATGTATGGCTTCTTAACAACCGGTCTATCTGGCGGACTATCCTCGTCCACGCCGTTCATTACATATCCTACAAACGCTTCTATCTTTCCTATCTCAGATGGTTTTAACATCTTACCCTGTTTGTACAATTCGAGTGCAAACCCATATCGCACCTTGCCTCTATTCACCTTATCCCAATCTACCTCTTGGTCCATTTGTTTTCCCTTTCTTGTATTCCTTTTATGCCACCACCACAAGGCTCGTAAAACGAGCAATATTTAGAGTTACACTCCCAATCCTCTACTGGAGAGAACCCTTTCTCTATTGGTGGTAAGCCGTCCTTAAATAATTCTTGCACCTTTAACCAATACCTCTCTGCAATATCAATATACTTTCTTGGTACCTTCAACTCCTTGACACGTGAATTGTTCTTGTTGTAAAAGAGTAGTGCCATTTTATTTATCTTTATATTGTTTTCACGATAATAAAGCCCATAAGTTCCCAACTGAATTGCATAATTTTGCGGTGCCTCTTTACTTCCGTATCTGCCGAAGATGGATTGCCACTTGAAATCGTTACACGTTTTAATATCGTACAATGCACCATCCTTTAGAATCATAGCATCTACGAAGCTGCGTACATTCAATCGTGGAATCAGAATCTCTGTCTCAATGTGAACCTCGTACCCATTCTTCTTTGCATACCTTTCTAATGCCTCTTGCATATCTCCGTGAACCAAGTCACCAAGTCTGAAGAGTCGCATCGTGTTAGAGTCTTTGTCTCCGGTCGGTAGCTTTTCTATCTGTGCATAGTAATGTTTACGCATACACAAGCCTGCACCAGATGCGTGAAACCATTCGTCCTTACCCTCGTATCTAGCGTCATAGTTCTCGCCCTTGAGGTCCATGATGTAGTCATCGTATATTTTAAAAAGGTCTATCATCCATGTGTATAAGCATAGCTTTTATCTCTTCATCAGATATCTTCTGTATATTACTCGGCTTAACCCTTTTTACTTTCTTAAACTTTGCTCCGATTATCATAGAATCTACTATGTATCGTACAAGACGTTCTACAATATTGAGTGCAAGTACATTCACTTGTATGCCCTCATCGTGAAACATTTTTCTAATTGCAGTTTTATTTAACAACATAATCTTTCCTAAATAATTGCTGATTCTTCCGGAATTTACACCGTTTCTTGCCATATTCAAGCAGAAATGTCATTTTGTTTATCGTCTGCCCACTTATCTAGCTCGTTCAATTCATCACGAACATGGTCAGTTATGATGCTTAGCCCCTTGTAAAGACCTGCTAAGTACATCGTATTTTCTGCGTACTGCAATGTACTATTCTTCAATAACAATTTCTTGTTAGCCTCCCGTATCCTTTTTATCTCGGCTTGTATCTGTTCTATAATCTTGTCGTAATTCGCTAACACTATTAACCTTTCTATATTATCTTACCGATAATGATTCCTATTATCATTCCTAAAATAAATTCTTTGTTACGTTTACATTCATACACAAATAGTAAACATAAGTCTTTAACTATGCCCATCTTATTTTGTTCCCTTCTTTTTTGTTTTTTTCTGTAGGTCGCTAATATAATTATCTGTTAGCTTAAAGAAGTCACGTGACTCCTTGTCAAAGCCTTTCCCTTCTTCTTTCCGTTCCTTTATTAACGCACCTAGCAGTAAACAATAATTACGTATATCCCTGAGCCTACCTTCTATCGGTTCGTTAGATGCTTCCGTACCCTGTAATACGTAGTTCCTTACACTATCCATGTGCTTTAGTAAATACACCATTGCTACAAACTCCGGTTTACATTTCAGTCTTTCACCGATTGACTTGAAGTTGGCAAGTTTATCATCGTCTGATACAGTGTACTCGATTCCCTTCTTTTCCATCAGGTCAAGCTCTACCTTTGATTCGTTCCTAGCCCACTTAAAAAAATCCTTTACTAACATATTATCCCTTTCTTGTTTATAAATCTTAAAGGAGAGAGGGGGGAGGTGCGTGATTAAAATACCTCCCCCGCTTTATCGCAGTGCTTGCCAAAGGGAAATAAAGAGGAAGCGATGAACTGACTTCCCGAAAAAAACCTTTGGCAATACAAACGTGCACTACGATATTAATCTTTCTGTTTCTGCCACGATAGCTGAGTAAACGTCATCTGGCTGTACCTCAAAGCCTTCGCACTTTATATTCTCACAGCCCATTCCTAAATCTGACTGGTCTCCAGAATCTCCGAACTCCCACCAAACCAAAGTCTCATCACACTCTGGACATTGTACTGCTGTCTTGTCTCCACCTATCATAACTCACCTATATACCTTTCTGCTACTCTTTGCAAATGTTCATGCAAGTTACTAGCGATTGCGTTATTAATTTCTATCAACTCTCCGTACCTGTAATCATCTGGCACATTGTTCATCAACCACTTTGCCCTGTCTCCTATCTTCACTAATCTGTCTGCATCTTGTGGTATTACTTCACTTACAATCTTTTCAATGCCACGCTGTCTAAATCTAAAATCTTTTAAAGCCACTTTGTGTTTATCCATCTCTGCTTTCATTAGTCTTTCTAAGTATCTAACGCTGTTCTTGTTCATGCTTTTGTCCTTAAATTTAAGAGCCTCCGTTGTTTGGTCTCTTGCCTTAGTGCACCTTCAGGCAAGACCTCAGTTTTCTCTGAAGGGTCCAGACTGCCCAACACACATCTGAATACAGAGGCTCTCGTTAAAAGGGTATCAAGATAGGTTTCTAACACCCTGACAATTTCTGTCCTACTTTTACTTTCAATAATGATACCCATACTCTTATAACTATTTACTTGTTAAGAAGTTCCAATAATTGACTTTTGCTACGTGCTTTATCCCAATAATCTTTATACTCTTGAGTATCCTCTGAAGGTATAAAGTCTCCGTTAGAGTCCGACCTCCTAGCCCAAAGCTTTTCATCTTGCTCTTCCTTGCATTCGCACATCTCTTCCTCGCTCATCCTCCACCATAATTGACGTATGGTATGTATAATCATATCAGCGACTCTTGGTGGACAATCACTACTAACTTTAGTTCTGGATATTCCACCAAATAAATCTGTCCTATATCCAAACTTATCCAATATATTCATTAGTAATTCATCTGGAAAGTCATCGTGATTATGTTGGTCTAGTATAACTTTAAGTGGTTTGTTTTTAATGTTCATCTTATTTCCTTTTTTTATTTTAGTATTTTAGCTTCACGCTTTCTTCTTAAACGTACAAGGTTTCAAAAAGTTCCCAAATATTTTTTTAGGGTATAAACTGATTATTGTTATTTGTGAAATTAACTTCAATTAATCAATACTACTTTAGTTGTGTCCATACCCTAATTATATTACAGAATCTCGGCGAAACATGGAGTGTACTTGCCAACGTAGGAACCGGCTACATTATAGTAGAAGTGGTCATACGCATCTTCCTCTGACATTTCATGCTTCTCCATTAGTATCTCAATACATTTGTTCTTGTCATACAGAACTACTGCTTCGTGTCCGTGCCTCTCTACGATTCCTAAGATAGCATCTCCAAATCCGTTTGCTACCATACAATCTGGGTAGTTCTCTGCAATAAAAGTTTTCTTATCTTCCGCATTCATTTATAAAGTCCTCTATTTTTCTTTCCATACATATCTGATAAAACATTCTGTTAGTCTCCTTCGCTGTTTTTATTTGGTGGCAATTCGCACATAACACCCTGCATTTCTTTGCCTCTTTCTCTAACTCTTTAATCGTTACTTTGTTCCGAAAAAGATTTGCCATGTTATCCGTCTTGATATATTTGCTTTTGTGGTCGAACTGCAAAGCCAGTGGATTACTCTCGCCACATACTACGCACTGCCTGTCTAATAGATAATCGTACTTCCATTCGTATCTTTCACGCAAACCAAGATTGTATTCATCAACTTTCTTTTTCCACTTATATCGCTTATTTCGAGCTAAAATCTTTTCTTTAGCCCCAAGTACCAAATGATAATTAATCGTTGATTTAGAGCATCTCAAGAGCTTAGAAATGGCATTGTAGCTATATCCCTCGCCCCGTAGCTGATGTATCTTTTCACGTAGCATTTATATTTCCTAATGTGCCGGTATCATGTACCATAATATAAATAGTGGCATGACAAAATGTCCAACACAATAATATGACCTTCTAAATCTTATCATCTTGCAAAGTTAAGCCATTCGAGCTTAGTGCCCACAAAGAATCTTCTTTTCTTTCTATGTTTACCCAAGTCCCATATCCTTAAATCATAACCATAAGGATTTTGTTTCAATGCTTTCTTCGCCTCACGTAACGTCTGGTAATACTTTCTCATCTTTATAACTCCGAATTAACATTGCAATAATCCTCGCCACTCTCCTTGAAGTGCCGTTGAACTTGTTTACCAAAGCAGTAGTCTGCGTAGTCCTCAACGTCTTGACTTACTGACTCCAATTTGTAGTCCTCGATATGCTTAGACATATATTTGTGTAACTTCTCATTGTTATAGTAAGACTCTTCCTTAAAGAACTTTTCTAGAATCGGTAGTCTATCTCCTAGGTCATTCTCTATACACTCCATTCTGTTCTTGAATGTATCATCATCACAGATTGTGTAATCTATATGTGTTTCATAACCTCCGAACTTTTGTGGAGTATCTGAGGATTGTACGCCGAACCACCATTTACCCTCTATATCTCCATTGTAGTATCTGCCCATTAGTTCACCTCGCTTTCTAGTGTTATCTCATGTATATCTGGCATATATCCTCACTTTCTTGACGTTCTATAAACGTTTTAACAAAAGCATATAAAGGATTCCAATCTACCTCATCGAAAAAATCTCCAGGAGAACTTTCATCTGCAAGCATATTATACGTAAAGTAAGCATAATAAACCTTATATCTATCTTTGCCATAATATTTTTCTGAGCTTTTTTTGCCTTTGTATTTATAGGGTAAATCCCATTCAGTATGAAAAGTTTTATCTAAATTAATTACCTCTCTTAAGCAATGTTGAAATAAAAATTCCTCTGCATAATTTTGTAATTCAATTTCTTTTGGTATTATATTCATCATGCTACCTCGCTTTCTGAACAAGCATCGCAGTAGTGAATCTCATCGTCTTGCTCGTCCTCTGTCCAACCCCAATCGTTGATTAAGGTCTTGGTTGTTTCTTTCCAACAATAGAAGCCATCATCATCTCCGTAGTTCCTATATCTTATCTCCATGTCAATCTTAATTGACTCGTTGCATCCCGTTCCGTCGCATCCGTACTCTTGTTGTGGTGTATACATCGCCATATTTGTTTCCTCTCTTTATTTATTATACGCTTAAGTTTTATATTAGTTCCAAGAATATTCATATTTATTTAATATTCTCTCGGGAAATATCTCCTTCTCGTTGTCAATCGCATCCTCCCACCAACTCATCCCTTCATGCCTTAATCTGTACATCTGAAACTTCGGAATGTCCTTTTCGTTTACATAAAAGAGTACATCCTTGCGTCCACCTTCTCCTCCATTGCCTGCTAGTGTTTCAAACTCTGTTGCATATTTCACACTAAAGCCTTCATCGTGAAAGAACTTTTCAAAGTCCTCTATGTTCTCTTCTCCAACTATAGTTCCTCTCCAGATTACTAACTGCTTGTAGTCTTTGTTTGTTGTGTCGTTCATCTTTCTTTCCTTTGTTTTTGTTTTATACGCATCAATTATCTATTTGTTCCAAACTTTTTAACTTCTTAGAATTTTTTCTCAGTATCACAAATTCATTTTCTTGAAGCTCTCTAGCGTGTTGCTTTCTAGTTCTGCATTCGTGCATATCTTGTAATAGCCTATCTATCTCATCATACTTCGTTTTCGTGTTGTGTTCTGATTCTCGCACCTTCTCTATATCTTGAAATATAGATTCTATCTCCCTATCTGCACAAATTTTAAGCACTTCTAAAGCAAATCGTATCGTGTTATGTCTTTCAAGTTTTGTCATAATCTATTTTTCCTTTGTTTCTTTTTTTTATACGCATTAATTGTTAATTAGTTCCCTTGTCTCCATATTCTTTTATAAATGCCATCAGTTCGTAATAAGCTTGTTTCTTTGTATCTTTATAATCTTTTGGAGTTTCGTCTACATCCCTTAATAAATTGTGTTCATCGGTTATAATCATTAAATCTATTAAAGCTCTTCTAGTTCTTTCTTTCATGGTTTAGTTCCCTTTCTGTAGTTTATTTTTATTTACTTCTTTTATTTAAATCTACCTTTAATAAAGATAATTTGTTTGTTGATGGATAAAAAAACCTATTAGTATCACCCATATATGTTCCATTAAAATCATACATAGGGGCGTTAATATGGTAAGTATCATTATCTATTTTTGTTACTTTAAAATCTCTCATACGTTGTCCAAAAAATCTTAAAGTGTCCTTATCGAAAAAGTAAGGGCTTGTTTCTTTAGTCCGTTCTTTTATTTCGTAAATAGTCATATTAACTCCTTCTCTAGTTCCAAGACCATCATCGCCATGAAATCCCAGTAGTTTTCTATAATACGCTCTTCTTGTCTATCTGTTAGTTCATTGTCCACTGAACCCATATCTTTAGCAAGCTGTAATATATCCTGATTGTAGAATGGAATATTGATTGCTAAACCCGATAGCCATTCTGAAATAGCTTTCTGCCTCCCTAATCTTTTTACAAGGTGTCCGTATTCTGAATTAATCCTGCCTGATAAATATTTTATTTTCTGCTCTCTGTTCATCCCGTCAACATCATTTAAAGAACCTAAGATAAAGTTCTTGTAGTTCTTTTTATATTTAGTGTGGTGTAGTTTCATTTTTGTTTCCTCTCGTTTTTGTTTTATACGCTGTAATATTTTAAAAGTTCCCAAGTATTTATAAAATCTTTTAAGGTTTTTTCAATATTGTTCTTATCATTGCACCATAAAAACCTTGTCCACTTGTCGCACATATCCCGAAATTCTGGAGTTCTGGGTTCTATTCCCAATTTGTCGGCTATGTAGAAATCA